ATGGAGTATGACGGTATAAATCTTTACTTCACTGTAGGCGCTGCGCGCCAGTCATTAACTGGCTTTCCTGTTGGTATTCCCCAGCCATGGCCGCTGACAACCCCGCCAACAGGTTGGCTAAAATGCAATGGCGCTGCTTTTAATCCAGCACTCTATCCACTGCTTGCTGCGGCATATCCAACCGGAACCTTGCCCGATTTGCGCGGCGAGTTTATTCGCGGTTGGGACGAGGGTCGGGGTGTGGACACGGGGCGTGCGCTGTTGTCCGCACAGGCTGACGCCGTGCAGAAGTTCACCGGCAAGACCAACGGCATTCAGCACTTTGTGCCGGGCCTGACCCCGCAGGGAATTATCTCTCAAGGGGAAACCGTCGCCGCCACAACTGGATTGACTGAAACCTCTGGCAGCACCGGCAACGGTGTTTTCCGTATCAATATCGACGCTTCGCTACAAATCCGCACCGCGACGGAAACCCGTCCGCGCAACATCGCCTTTAACTACATCGTGAGAGCCGCATAATGAGCCACTACAGCACCGCTTTACCTACTGCCATGTTGAATGATGCCGGACTGGCTGTGACTGCCGGGTGGTTGACGGTCTACAACATCGAACCCGAGCAGCGGGAATACCAGCAGGCTTCCCTTGAATACCTGCCGCAAGGTGTGGGCCTGCCCGCGCTCTGCTTTGTCGATAAGCCGACATTACCGAAAGTCGGTTTGGCACTGGTGCGCAGTCTGGACGGTAGCGCCTGGGAAACGCCGCCGGATTATCGTGGCAAAACAGTTTACAGCACCGAGACCGGTCAGCCGGAGAGCGTCACCCGGATAGGTGAACTGGATAACGGTGTCACCCTGTTGGCCCCGGCCACGCCATACGACACCTGGAACGGCAAAACGTGGGTGACGGATACGACGCAGCAGCAGGACGCCGCCATCAACGCCGCCCGCGATGAACTGGCACAGCGTCAGCGGGTGGCGACAGACAAGATTACGATGCTGGACGATGCGGTCAGCCTGGGCATGGCGACCGAGGACGAAAGCGCCTCCCTGTTGGCGTGGAAGGCGTACCGGGTGCAGTTGAGCCGCGTTGACCTGGAGACTGCGCCGGAGATTGATTGGCCGCTCGCCCCTGACGCATAAAAAAATGGCCCGCTGGAAACCGCGGGCCGTGCTCTCTCTGGGGTTCCCTGGTGTGGCCGAAGAGAGGGCTTAACCCTATCCCACGCGGTTAAAACCCGTCCAATTGATTCGCCAGATCAATAAACCGATATTGATCGGCGAAAACGATCGTTACCCCGCAATCCTCCCCATAACCTGCCGTGTGCTGTTGTCTGGCAAGCCTGCCAACGCCGATGACGTGCGTGCAGATGCGCACGGCGGCAAGCTATCTACACCAACCAACCACGGAGTAACCCCATGGGTGATTATCATCACGGTGTGCAGGTCGTTGAAATCAACGAAGGCACCCGCGTTATTTCCACCGTTTCAACCGCCATCATCGGCATGGTGTGTACCGCCAGTGATGCCGACGCGGACCTGTTCCCGCTGAATGTCCCGGTATTGATTACCGACGTGCAGGCAGCGGTGTGCAAGGCCGGTACAAAAGGCACATTGGCCGCCTCATTGCAGGCCATCGCTGACCAGTGCAAGCCGGTCACGATTGTGGTGCGCGTGGCAGAGGGTAAAGACGCTGCCGAAACCACCTCCAATATTATCGGCGGGGCAACGGCCACCGGTCAGTACACCGGCATCAAGGCGTTGCTGACGGCGCAGGCGGTCACCGGCGTCAAACCGCGCATTCTGGGCGTGCCGGGGCTGGATTCGAAAGAGGTGGCGGTCGCACTGGCAACGGTCTGCCAATCCTTGCGCGCCTTTGGCTATATCAGCGCGTGGGGCTGCAAGACGATTTCCGACGCCATCAAGTACCGTGCCAATTTCGGCCAGCGTGAGCTGATGCTGATTTGGCCGGATTTCCTCGCGTGGGATACCGCGACCAACGCCAGCAACACGGCTTACGCCACGGCGCGCGCCCTTGGCTTACGGGCGAAAATCGACCAAGAGCAAGGCTGGCATAAAACCCTGTCTAACGTCAGCGTCAACGGTGTGACCGGTATCAGCGCCTCGGTGTTCTGGGATTTGCAGGCACCCGGCACCGATGCTGACCTGCTGAATCAAGCCGGTGTCACGACGCTTATCCGCAAAGACGGTTTCCGCTTCTGGGGGAACCGTACCTGTTCGGATGACCCGCTGTTTCTGTTTGAAAACTACACCCGCACCGCGCAGGTGTTGGCTGACACCATGGCCGAAGCGCATATGTGGGCCGTTGACAAGCCAGTCACCGCCACGCTTATCCGCGACATTGTCGAGGGTATCAAGGCGAAATTCCGTGAGCTGAAATCGAACGGCTACATCATTGACGCCGATTGCTGGTATGACGACAGCGCCAACGACAAAGAAACCCTGAAGGCCGGGAAGTTGTATATCGATTACGACTACACCCCGGTACCGCCACTGGAAAACCTGACCCTGCGCCAGCGCATCACCGATAAATACCTGGTGAATCTGGCCGCATCCGTCAACAGCTAAGAGGACGCTTTACACCATGGCACTCCCGCGCAAACTGAAATACCTCAACCTGTTTAATGACGGCCTGAGCTATATGGGCGTGGTCAGCTCGGTCACCCTGCCAAAGCTGACCCGCAAGCTGGAGAACTATCGCGGCGGCGGCATGAACGGCGTCGCCCCGGTGGATTTGGGGCTGGATGACGACGCGCTCAATATGGAATGGACAATCGGCGGTCTGCCGGATGACGCCTTGTGGCGTCAGTACGCCGCGACCGGTGCGGCATCCGTGCCGCTGCGTTTTTGTGGCTCTTACCAGCGTGATGACACCGGCGACGTGGTGGCCGTCGAGATTGTGCTGCGTGGCCGTCATAAGGAGATGGATTTCGGCGACCAGAAGCAGGGTGAGGATACCGAGACCAAAATCAGCACCCAATGCACCTATTACAAGCTGACCGTGGACGGCAAAGAGCGTATCGAAATCGACACCATCAACATGATTGAGCGGGTGAACGGTGTCGACATGCTGGAGCTGCACCGCCGCAATATCGGCCTGTAATGACATCGCGGTCAGCGTGGCTGGCCGCCCCTTTTTCCTTTATCGAATGAGAGAACCCCATGAGCAAGGCAAAAAACACAACGCTTTCCCCTAACGTGGTCACGCTGGATACGCCGATTAAGCGGGGTGACACCCTGATTGACGCCATCACGCTGATTAAGCCCAATGCAGGCACCCTGCGCGGCGTCGGACTGGCGGCGCTGGCAAACTCTGAGGTTGACGCGCTGATTAAAGTCCTGCCGCGCATGACCTACCCGTCATTGACCGAGAGCGAAGTCGCGACGCTCGATTTGTCTGACTTGGTGGCGCTTGCCGGTCAGGTTATCGGTTTTTTGTCGCCGAGTGCGGAACGCTAGCCTATCCAGCGGGCCTGTCGGTTGATGACCTGATGGCGGATATCGCGGTGATATTCCACTGGCCGCCCTCAGAGCTTTACCCGATGAGCCTGCCGGAACTCCTCAACTGGCGCTATAAGGCGCTCCTTCGAAGTGGGCACGCGAATGAGTAACAACGTTAAATTGCAGGTGCTACTCAAAGCCGTTGACCAAGCCAGCCGCCCGTTTAAGAGCATCCAGACAGCGAGTAAATCGCTGTCTGGGGATATTCGCGACACGCAAAAAAGTATCAAAGCGCTGAGTGCGCAGGCCGGGCGTGTCGAGGATTTCCGCAAGTCGAGCGCGCAGCTTGCTGTGACCGGTCAGGCATTGAAGAAAGCCAAACAGGAAGCCGCCGAACTGGCAATCCAGTTTAAGCAGACCGAGCAGCCGACCCGCGCACAGGCGCAGGTGATGGAGGCCGCCAAGCGTTCGGCAGCCGAACTGCAAACCAAATACAACGGCCTGCGCCTGTCGGTGCAGCGCCAGCGGCAGGAGTTGGCACAGGCCGGGGTGAATACCCGCACCCTGGCCGCCGACGAACGCCGCCTGAAATCCTCCCTCAGTGAAACCACGCTCCAGTTGAACCGCCAGCGGGATGCTCTGGCGCGCGTCAGCCAGCAGCAGGCCCGCCTGAGCGCGGTCAAGCAGCGTTACCAATCCGGTAAACAACTGGCGGGCAGCGTGGCCGGTGCTGGTGCTGCCGGTGTCGGGGTGGCAACAGCGGGCGGCTTGGCCGGGGCGGCGTTGCTGAAATCCGGCTATGAGTTCTCGCTGAAAAACTCCACCCTGCAAGGGGTGCTCAGTCTGGAAAAAGGCTCGGCGGATATGCTGGCATTGCGCACGCAGGCGCGCCAGATTGGCGACAATACCGCCGCCAGTGCCGACGATGCCGCCGGGGCGCAAATCATCATCGCCAAGGGCGGCGGCGATAAAGAGGCCATAATGGCCGCCACGCCGGTGACGCTAAACATGGCGCTGGCGAACACCCGCAGCATGGAAGAAAACGCCACCTTGCTGATGGGTGTGAAATCGGCCTTTGCGCTGACTAACGACAAGGTGGCGCACATTGGTGATGTGATTTCATCGGCCATGAACAAGAGCGCCGCCGACTTTGACGGGTTGAGCGACACGCTGACCTATGCGGCCCCGGTGGCGAAAAACGCCGGGATTACCCTGGAGCAGACCGCCGCCATGGCGGGCGCGCTGGCCGATGCGAAAATTACCGGCTCAATGGCCGGGACGGGGAGCCGGGCGGTAATTACCCGTTTGCAGGCTCCGACCGGCACCGCCGCCACGGCGCTCGGGGAATTGAAGGTCAAGAACGCCGACGGCAAAGGCAATATGCGGCCGCTGTTCACCATCCTGAAAGAAATGCAACAGAGCTTTGAGAAAAACAAGCTCGGTGATGCACAGCGTGCTGAGTACATGAAGGCGATTTTCGGCGAGGAGGCCAGCTCGGCGGCGGCGGTGCTGATGGCCGATGCCGTCAGCGGCAAGTTAGACCGGCTCACCAAGACCTTTCAGCGGTCGGATGGCAGTACCGAGCAACTTGTCAAAATCCAGCAGGACAACCTCGGCGGGGATTTAAAGGAGTTCCAATCGGCGTATGAGGCAGTCGGGATTGACCTGTTTGACCAGCAGGAAGCCGGTTTTCGCAGGCTGACGCAGGGCGCAACGCGGTACATCCTCACGCTGGACAACTGGATAAAGAAAAACCCAGAATTGGCGACCACGTTGACCAAGGTGGTGACCGGCGGGCTTGCCATCGTCGGCGTGCTGGGGGCGATTGGCCTCGCCTCTTGGCCGGTGATTATGGGGATTAACGGCATCATTGCGGCGGCGGGAATGCTGGGAACGGCGGTCAGCGTTGCCGGTGGGGCCGTCATGACGGTCTTGGGGGCGCTGACGTGGCCGATTGTCGCCATCGGTGCCGCTTTCGTGGCGGGTGCGCTGCTTATCCGCAAATATTGGGAGCCTATCAGCGCCTTTTTCGGTGGAGTGATGACCGGCATCACGGACGCCTTTGCGCCGATCGGTGCATTGTTCACCCCGCTGAAACCGATGTTCGACACCCTGGGCGGTTGGCTCAGGCAAGCATGGCAGTGGTTTACCAGCCTGATCGCCCCGGTGAAAGCCAGCCAAGAGACCTTGGACAGTTGCAAGAATGCCGGGGTAGCGTTTGGCCGCACGGTGGCCGATGCGCTGATGCTGCCGCTTAAAGCCTTCAACAAACTGCGAGAAGGCATTGATTGGGTGCTGGAGAAGCTCGGCATTATCAACAGCGAATCCAGCGATATTGACCAGAAAGCGCAGAAGGCCAACGACTACGCCAGCGGCGTGAGCGGTGGGGCCGGTTATTACGCTTACGGCGGCACCATGCCCGGCACCTATGTGCCAGTGAGTGCCGGGGGCGGTAAGTCCTATGTGGATAGCAGCGTGAATCATTTCCACATCGCCAGTAATGGCCCCGGTGGCGGCAGTGAGGCGGAAACCAAGCGGATGGTTTTGGCCGCGATGGAGGAGCGTGACCGCAAGAACCGTGCGGCGGCGCGTTCGAGTCTGGCGAGTGATTAAGAGGAGTCGGTCATCGTGATGTTAACCCTTGGGCTATTTGTGTTTCAGCTTCAGACGCTGCCTTATCAGACGATGCAGCGCAACGTTGATTACCGTTGGCCGTCCAATAGCCGGGTTGGCCTGCGCCCGGCGTTGCAGTTCCTTGGTGTTGAAGAGGAGAAAATCACCTTATCCGGGGTGCTGCTGCCGGAAATCACCGGTGGCAAAGTGTCATTGCAGTTGCTTGATGCCATGGCCGCCGAGGGCCGGGCGTGGCCGCTGCTGGAAGGCACCGGCACCATTTACGGCATGTTTGTCGTGAACAGCGTCAGCGAAACCCGCACCGAGTTTTTTTCTGTCGGCAGCGCTCGGCGCATTGAGTTTTCGCTGACGCTCACCCGAGTGGATGAATCCCTGACGGCGCTTTATGGGGATTTGCAGGCACAGGCCGACAATCTGCTCGGTCAGGCTGGTGCCATGGCGAATAAGGCGGGCAGTGCTATCGGAGGGCTGTTCTCATGATAACGGGCCTGATGCTTGATGCGGGGGCAAAGATTGCCCCGGCCTTTATGCTCACCCTGGGCGGTAAGGATATTACCCAGAATATCAGCCCGCGCTTGCTGTCGCTCACGCTGGCCGACAACCGCGGCTTTGAGGCTGACCAACTGGATATTGAGCTGGACGACGCCGACGGGCAGGTGATGATGCCGGGGCGGGGTGCGGTGATTGCTTTGCTGCTGGGCTGGCAGGGGCAACCGCTGGTTAACAAAGGCACTTTCACCGTGGACGAAGTGGAGCACCGGGGCGCGCCTGACACGCTCACCCTCCGGGCGCGCAGTGCGGATTTTCGCGGTACGCTCAATTCACGTCGTGAGGAGTCCTATCATGACACCACCCTCGGCGCGGTGGTCGAGAAGATTGCCGCACGCAACAGGTTGACGGCCAGTATTGCGGAGGGATTTGCGGATATTGCGATACCGCATATTGACCAGTCGCAGGAGTCTGACGCCAAGTTTTTGACACGGATTGCCACGCGCAACGGGGCGGAGGTGTCGGTCAAGGCGGGGAAACTGCTGTTCCTCAAGGCCGGGAACGGTGTGACCGCCAGCGGCAAGCCGATTACACAAGTGACCATTGAGCGCCGGGACGGTGACCGGCACCAGTTTGCTATCGCTGACCGGGGCGCTTATACCGGTGTTACGGCCAAGTGGTTGCATACCAAAGACCCGAAAGAGCAAAAGCAAAAGGTTAAGCTCAAGCGTAAACAGAAACCGCAGCACCTGCGCGCCGCACAGGCCAAGTGGGATAAGTTGCAGCGTGGTGTCGCGGAGTTCTCGCTTAATCTCGCCATGGGGCGTGCGGATTTGTACCCGGAAACGCCGGTAACGGTAAAAGGGTTTAAGCGCGTCATAGACGAGCAAGCGTGGACAATCACTAAGGTAACCCACTCGCTCAGCAATAGCGGCTACACGACGGCGCTAGAGCTTGAGGTCAAGCTTTCTGACGTAGAATACGAATCCGAGAACGAAAATGAATAAAGTAATTCACAATTGGTGAATAACTGTCTATCATTCGTTCATTATTTGAAAGTGGCGAGGTGACAAATCATGTTTCATTGCAATTTATGCAGTACTGCTGCGCATGCTCGTTCCAGCCGTTACCTGAGCGAGAACACCAAAGAGCGTTATCATCAGTGTCAGAATATCAATTGCGGGCATACGTTTGTCACTATGGAAACGGTTGAGCGATCCATTATGTTGCCCGGCAAGATTATCCCTGCGCCACCACACCCTAACCATTGCGGACAGCAAAACATGTGGATGTAA